CTACTCAGATTATTTCTGGCGCAATTGCTGGTACTAGCGTACTAACATTACCAGTCGCTACAGATACTTTGGTTGGTAAAGCAACTACTGATACACTAACTAATAAATCATTAACAAGTCCAGTTGTAACTGGAACTCAGAATAATAATTCTATTGTTTATGAAACTACATTTAGTCAGGGAAGTATTACTACTGCCACTGCAGTTCATACATTCCCAATTGCGACTTATCGGTCAGCTTCTTACTTGTTCCAGATTACAAATGGTACATTCTACAAAGTAGTAAAAGTATTAGTTGTGCATGATGGCACAACTGCAACACAAAGTGATGCCTATATTGATGACGTTGAAGTTGGAACTGGAACTCAGAATACAACATACACGTTTGATATTTCTGGCGGGAATGTAAGATTGTTAGTAACTGCTGCATCTGGTACAGCTACCGTAAAAGGTATGGTATCAATGATTGCGGTATAAAGGATAACTATGGCAGTCGCTACTAGAGAACAATTAAAACAGTATTGTCTACGTGATCTAGGAGCACCTGTCCTTGAGATTAACGTAGACGATGATCAATTGGAAGATCGTATTGATCAGTCGCTAGAATACTGGCGTCTGTATCATTATGACGGTATTGAAAAACTTTACATGAAGCAGAAAATTCGTGCTTCAGAAATTGTCATTGAAGAATCTATTGCAGAAACTTTTGATCTTGAGGATATCGTAACTGGTCAATCTTCTGGAGCAACAGCAAAAGTCTCCAAAGAATATGGTCGTCCATCGACAGGAACTTTGCTTCTCGTTAGAAGTATTACTGGAACATTTGAAGCTGGTGAAACCATTGTTGCTGGCCATGGCCAAAGTGCAACTCTTGTGTCAGCTACTAAACGTGAATATGATAACAAGTATATTGAGATTGATGATTGGGTTTATGGTGTTACACGTGTAATTCCTTTTGCTCAGGCTTCTTCTTCAAAGAATCTATTTGACTTACAATATCAATTGCGTTTGAATGATTTGTATGACTTGTCTTCAACTTCAATCGTTTATTTTAAAACTGTAATGTCTCACTTAGCCATGCTCGACTTAGAGTTGAATGGTTATCCGCTTTATAGATTCAATCGTTTACAAGGTCGTTTATACTTAGACATTAACTGGGAAACTGATATTCCACTCGGTGATCATATCGTTGTTGAAGCATATCGTGCATTGAATCCAGCTGATTTTTCCAAAGTCTGGAATGAGACTTGGCTAAAGAAATATGTAATCGCTCAATTCAAACGCCAGTGGGGGACTAACCTCAAGAAGTTTTCTGGCATTCAACTTCCAGGTGGAGTAACTCTTGATGGTGATAAATTGTATCAAGAAGCCATGGATGAAATTCAACATCTAGAAGATGACCTAATGACAAAGTCTGCTCCATTAGACTTCTTCATGGGATAATTAATGCCAACCAATGTTTATTTCTCTCAGGGAACTAGGAACGAACAATATCTAGTTGAAGACTTGATCATTGAATCTTTGAGGATTTATGGTCAGGAAATGTTTTATATTCCAAGAACATTAATTGCAAAAGATGAAATCTTAGGAGAAGATCGTTTAAGCCAATTTAAAAATGCATTTCCTATTGAAATGTATTTCGAAAACGTAGACAGCTTTGCTGGTCAGGGTGCGTTTATTCAGAAGTTTGGTTTAATGATGGAACAGTCTGCAACACTGGTTGTTGCTCGTAGACGTTGGGAACAGTTAGTTGGACGTTATAAAAAAACTCAAATACCAATAAGACCTAACGAAGGTGATCTTCTTTATTTCCCATTGACTAAAGGTTTGTTTGAAATTAAATTCGTACAACACCAAGATCCATTCTATCAACTTGGCAAACTTTATGTTTTTAAACTACAAGTTGAACTCTTTCAATATGCTTCTGAGTTTATTGATACTGGAGTTGCTGATATAGATGCATTTGAATCATTAAAAACTTTCACTACCAATACATCTCGTTCTGCTTATGGGGAACTAATTCGCATTGATATAACTAATCAAGGTTCTGGATATACTGTGCCTCCAACAATATCTTTTACAGCAACTTCAGGTTCTGGCGCAACAGCCGTGGCTGTTTTAGGAACTGATAGTTCTTCAGATAAGGTTGTTGATATTATTGTAACAAATCCTGGAACTGGATATAAAACTGCTCCAATAGTTAGCATTAGTGGAGATGGTGATGATGCTTCTGCCACTGCAATTATTGATGCTAATATTGATAAGCCTCAATCCTTTGGTGATAATAATAAATTTAAAACTGAAGCTGCAGATGTATTATTCAGTGCACTGAATCCATTCGGCGAAGTAGATACCTCAAGGTAATATGTTAAATAGTAATGTTTTCTATCATGGGATTATACGAAAGACTATTGTTTCTTTTGGTAGTCTATTCAGCGACATCTATATCGACAGAAAAAAAGATGGGTCTGTTACAGGAGAGACTGTTCAGCGTCTGCAGATTCCTCTTGCTTATGCACCAAAAGAAAAATGGATTGTGCGCTTGGAACAAGATCCAAATCTAGAAAATCATACATACGTTTCATTGCCAAGAATGTCATTTGAGATTACTGGTTATACATATGACTCCGCAAGAAAAACTACTAGAATGCAAAAGATTACATGCGGTGATGGATCAAATTCTGCTTCCTTCATGTACTCTCCAGTGCCGTATAATGTTGATATCTCTTTGTATATTTTAACAAAAACTCAAGAAGATGCCATGCAAATCATTGAGCAAATTCTTCCAACCTTTACGCCAGAATATACATTGACAATTAATGCAGTTCCTGACATGAATGTAAAACAGGACATTCCAGTTATTTTAAATAGTATTACAGTTCAAGATGACTATGATGGAGATTTTCAAACTCGTCGTTTTGTTACACATACACTGACGTTTACACTTAAGACTAATCTTTATGGTGCAGTTAGCGGTGGAGGTATTATTAATACAGTCAATGCTAATATTGGAATTAATGATGTCGATAATCCAAATAGAGTTTATTCTGCAACTGGGGACTCTACTGATGCAACTATTATTTCCCAAGAGTGGACAGATAACTTTTAACTATGGCACAGATTTATAATGCGAATGTGAACTTAAAGGCAGCTGGTGTCAAAGTTCAATTTACACCAGAGCAAGTTCAAGAATGGCTTAAGTGCGCTCAAGACCCAATTTATTTTATTGAGAACCACTGTAAGATTGTTTCGCTTGACCATGGTTTAATTCCTTTTAAACTTTATGAATGTCAAGTAGAAAAGGTTAAAATTATTCATGAGAATCGTAAAGTTATTCTCATGGAAGGTCGTCAGCAAGGAAAGACGACTACGTCAGCTGCATATATTCTTTGGTATACTATTTTCCAAGAATCTAAAACAGTGGCTATCCTTGCAAACAAAGCAACTGCTGCACGAGAGGTTCTTCATCGTTATCAATTGATGTATGAGAATTTACCTCACTGGTTACAGCAGGGTGTTATTACTTGGAACAAAGGTGACATTGAATTAGAAAACAAGTCACTGGTATTTACTGCAGCTACAACTGCTTCTGGTATTCGTGGTAAATCTGTTAACATGCTTTACGTTGACGAAACTGCCATTATCCCAAACACAGTTGCCGATGATTTCTTTACTTCAGTTTACCCAACTATTTCTGCTGGTGAAACTACAAAGATTCTTTTATCTTCAACACCATTAGGTTACAATCACTTCTGGAAGTTCTGGAATGATGCTGAAAATAAAAGAAACGATTTCGTTCCACTGTTTATTCCTTATTGGAAAATTCCTGGACGTGATGAGAAATGGGCTGAAGCGCAGAAGCGTCAGCTTGGTGAGTTAAAGTATAACCAAGAGGTTCTTTGTAAATTCCTTGGTTCTAGTCTTACCCTTATCAATGCTGATACAATTGCTAATATGTCTTTGGCTCAAACTGTTTACAGCAAAGATGGTTTAGATATATATGAGAAACCTCAGCGTGGACATACATATGTAATGGTTGCCGATACTGCAAAAGGTGTTGGTGGCGATTACTCAGCTTTTACTATTATAGATATTACAGAAGTACCATACAAACTTATCGGCAAATATAGAAACAATACAATCAGTCCTCTTTTATATCCAAATGTGATTTATGAGACTGGTAAACAATATAACAACGCATACGTACTGGTAGAGGTTAACTCTAGCGAACAGGTTCCTCATATTTTATACCAAGAATTAGAATATGAAAACATACTTTTTGTGACTAGAACTACGGGATCACAAGTGGTCTCTGGTGGATTTGGTGGTGGTAAAACACAGCTTGGCGTCAATACGGATAAGAAAGTCAAACGTATCGGCTGCCATAACTTCAAATCTTTAGTAGAAGAAAAGAAACTATTAATACAAGACGCAGATACAATATCCGAAATATCAACCTTCATCGAGACTAAGGGAACTTATCAGGCGGATGATGGTTATCATGATGACTTAGTAATGAGTTTAGTACTGTTTAGTTGGTTAACAACTAACCCTTATTTTAAAGACCTAAATAATATAAACCTTAGGGAAATTATGTATAAGAAGCAGATGCAAGCAATTGAGGATGAACTAACGCCATTTGGGGTTTATAATGATGGGAATACTGAAGAAACTGCCCCTTTAAACTTTTAGAAATGTGGGTTTTCATAAATAAATTAGTGATGACCATGCCCATGCTTGTCAAAACAAAATAACAATGTAAATGTAATAAGGAGAATACCAATGCCTTTTCAACTAAGTCCTGGCGTTGCAGTCGTAGAAAAAGACTTTACCTCAATCGTTCCTGCTGTAGCTACCTCAACTGGTGGTTTTGCTGGCGATTTCCAATGGGGTCCAGTTCTAGATCCAGTAACTATCGATTCTGAAAACAATCTTGTTTCAAGATTCGGTAAGCCAACTGATACAAATGCAACCTCGTTTTTCACTGCCGCAAACTTTTTAGCTTATACTAATAACCTATTGGTTGTTCGTGCAGACGCAAGTGCTCTAAGAAACGCTGTTGCTGATGGAACTGCCGTTAAAATTAAAAATACTGATGAATATTTGTCTACCTACGTTGGTGGTTCAGGTGAAACTACCCATGGTGAATTTGCTGCCAAGTGGCCTGGAACACTAGGGAACTCTCTTGAAGTTCAAATGGCAGATAGTAACTCATTTAGTATTTGGACATATAAAGGGCAGTTTGATACTGCCCCTGGAACATCTGTATATGGTGAAAATAGTAATGCAGTTGATGATGAACTGCATATTGTTGTTATCGATAAAAATGGTGCTTTTACTGGATCTGCTGGAACTATTTTAGAAAAATTTGCTTTTGTTTCTAAAGCTAGTGACGCTAAACAACCAGATGGAACAAACAACTATTATAAAGATGTAATCAACAGTCGTTCTAAGTACGTATGGTGGATGGATCATCCTTCTGCCATGACGTGGGGTGTTCCTGCTGCTAATGAAGAGTTTGATGTTCTTGCTACTGCAGTTACTGCCACTTTATCGGGTGGTGTAGATGCCATTCCAGGTGATGGTAATCTACAAACAGCTTGGTTCTTATTCTCTGATGCTGATCAATATGACATTCGTTTACTGCCACTCGGTGCAGTAAGTACTACTGTTGCTAACTATGTTATCAGTAATGTTGCAGAATCACGTCTTGATTGCGTAGCTTTTGTTTCCCCAAATGATGGTGGCGATGTCATTATCGGTTCTGGTTCAGATGCTACTGATGCAATTAATGCTTATCGTGATGACCTCCCATCTACTTCTTATGCAGTAATGGATTCTGGTTATAAATATCAATACGATCGTTACAATGACAAATATCGTTGGATCCCATTGAATGGTGACGTAGCTGGTCTATGTGCACGCACTGATTATCAAGCTGATGCTTGGTTCTCTCCAGGTGGTTTTAATCGTGGTCAGATTAAGAATGTTGTTAAGTTGGCACACAACCCAACTAAGACTGATCGTGACGCTCTTTACAAGAATGGTGTTAACCCAGTTGTTACATTCCCAGGTCAGGGTACTGTTCTATTCGGTGACAAAACATTGTTGGCTAAGCCAAGTGCGTTTGATCGTATCAATGTACGTCGTCTATTCATCGTTCTTGAGAAAACAATTTCTACAGCTGCTAAATTCCAGTTGTTCGAATTCAATGACACGTTTACTCGTGCGCAGTTCAAGAATTTGGTAGAGCCATTCCTACGTGATGTTCAGGGTCGTCGTGGTATTACTGATTTCGTTGTTAAGTGCGATGCAACTAACAACACTGGGGAAGTTATCGACGCAAACGAATTTGTAGCTGACATCTTTGTTAAGCCAAATCGTTCTATCAACTACATTACTCTGAACTTCGTTGCTGCTCGCTCTAGCGTAGCATTCAGCGAGATCGGTCAGTAATTTAGATAAATAAAGATAAAGGAGATAACAAATGGCAAATATTGCTGACTTTAAAGCGGTACTATTGGGTGGCGGTGCTCGCCCAAATCAGTTCCGTGTTACACTAAGTTTCCCAAGCTATGTTGGTGGTGGTATCGTTGCTGGACAACAAGCACAATTTTTGTGCAAGGCTGCTCAGCTTCCAGCGTCTACTGTTGAGAACATTGGTATTCTATACCGTGGTCGCCCAGTAAACTTCGCTGGCGAAAGAACTTTCCAACCTTGGACTATTACCGTATATAACGACACATCGTTTAATATTCGTAATGCATTCGAACAATGGCAAGCAGGCATTCAGAACTACTCTGCAACAACTGGTCGCACAAACCCACGTGACTACCAAGTTGACGTTCAGGTTCACCAACTTGACCGTAATGGCGCAGATATTAAGGTTTACAACTTTAAAGATGCTTACCCATTGACCATTGGTGCGATTGCTCTTGACTATGAACAACAAAACCAAATTGAAACATTCGACGTAGAATTCCAATACAACTACTTCACTAGCAACTCTACTGAAGGTAATGCGTTTGGCGTTAATGTTACTATTGATACACCGATTGGTAACTTCCCAATCAATATCTAATCTTTAGGTAAATTTAAATTATGCAGGTTTTTGGCTTTGAGATTAAACGTAAAAATGAGAAGTTGGATGTTGGGAGTGTAGTAACTCCCTCATCCGATGATGGTTCCACTGTAGTCGCCAGTGCTAGTGCCTATTATGGCATGGTAATGGATGTCGAAGGTGTTGTTAAAAATGAAAACGATTTAATTCGCAGATATCGCGAGGCATCACAGTATGCTGATTGCGACGCTGCAATTGAAGACATTATTAATGAAGCCATTATATCTGATGAGCATGAAAATACTGTTAAGGTTAATCTAGACAAACTTAAAGTCTCAGACTCTATCAAGAAAAAAATTCGTGATGAATTTGTTGAGGTTCTGAGACTCTTTAAGTTTAATGTTAAAGGTCATGATATCTTTCGTTCATGGTATATCGATGGAAGAATTTATTATCATATTCTTATCGATGAGAACAATATTAAAAATGGTATCGTTGAAATGCGTTATGTGGATCCAAGAAAGATCCGTCGCATTAAAAATGTAACCAAAGAACGATCTCCACAAGGAGTTGAGATTATAAAGAAAGTTGATGAATATTTTCTTTATAATGATAAAGGTATTACTGAACAATCTACACAGGGTGTAAAGTTATCGATTGATTCGATTGTTTTTTGCCCTTCTGGTTTAATGGACTCAACTACGGGAATGACACTTTCCCCATTGCATAAAGCAATTAAGCCAGTAAATCAGTTAAAGATGATTGAAGATGCGGTTGTTATTTACCGTATCTCTCGTGCGCCAGAGCGCAGAGTGTTTTACGTTGACGTTGGTAACCTTCCTAAATTGAAGGCAGAACAATACGTTAATGATATCATGAATAAGTTTAGAAATAAAGTTGTTTATGATGCAGTTACTGGTGAGACAAGAGATGATCGTCGTCACCTATCAATGATGGAAGATTTCTGGATGCCTCGTCGCGAGGGTGGTAAAGGTACTGAGATTACTACTTTACCAGGTGGTCAAAACCTTGGCGATATTCAAGATATCGAATACTTCCAGAAGAAACTTTATCAGGCATTGAATGTGCCCATGTCTCGTATGTTACAGTCACAGGGTTTTAGCCTTGGACGTTCGCAAGAAATTACTCGTGATGAGATTAAGTTTAGTAAGTTTATTTCTAGACTTCGTAAAAAATTCTCAGTGCTTTTCTCTGACACATTACGTGTCCAGTTAATCGCCAAAGGTATTATTCGTGCTGATGAATGGGAAGATATGTCCCAGTTCATTACTTATGATTATCAAGAAGATAACCACTTTAATGAATTAAAAGATGCTGAGTTGTTGCAAGGTCGTATTACTATTCTTCAACAACTTGAGCCATATATTGGTCGTTACTATTCATCCAACTGGGTTCGTAAAAATGTCCTAATGCAAACTGATGCAGACATTGAACAGATGGAAAAAGAAATGGAACAAGACAATAAAGATAAACTTGGTCATGCTGAACTTGAAGGAACAGTAGCTGGCACACAACAAACTGCTCAACAGAATTATGTTGTTCAGAATGCGCTACCTGATCCAAATCAGCAACAACCACAACAGACACCTGCGAAATAAGGAGATATAAATGAGTAATGTTAAAAATTTAATTGATGCCATCTCAACTGGTAATGCTCTAGAAACTGAGAGTTCTTTTAATACAGCCATGGCTGAAAAGATTTCTTCTCGTCTAGAAACAATGCGAGCAGAAGTCGCACAGAACATGTTTAAAGAACCAGAGTCTGTTGAAGCCGAAGTAATGGATACCGAAAATGTCTGATCTAGTAAACTCAGTATTACAAGCATTGGATCAAGCCAATGCATCATCTAACATCTTTCGTCAAGTAGATGAACTCAAAACTCCAGCTGCAACTGACGTGCAAGAAACTGGTATGACTGAAGCCGAATTAGAAGAAGCCAAGAAAAAGAAAATGGATAAGTGCTAATATGTACTATGGTCAATTCTCTAAATCAATAAACAATGCGTTTGATATTGTTGAAAGCATTCGCTCATATGGCAATTTGATTGAGAGAACTACAGACGATTTAATTTTAATCAATGGTGATGAAACCGAATTTAAAAGTTTAGAAGAAGCAAGAACATATATTAAAACTAAACAACATTCAGACAACTTAGAAGAAACGATAACTAAAGAAATATACGAAGAATTAACTTCAAATCGTATCGCTAATATTATTAGAGAATATCACGACGTAAAAGTAACAGATACATTAATAGAATCATATATCGAACTTGCTTCTTCTAACATATTTACAATCGATCCAGTCGTTCAAGAAATTCGTAAACTTAATAAAGTTGATGTTGTAGTTGAAGGTAAGCTACACTACGACTTAGCTGATGGTTCTATAGTTGCAATTAGTGAGTCCACGCAAGTATTACTAAATAACTTATTGGCAAACCAAAAAGAAATTATCGAGTACATGAGAGAAGGTAAAGATAACTTCCTTCATGTGCTTGAAAGAATAGAGGAATAAGAAATGGCTTTAAACGTAACTATACTTAAGAACACTGCGCAAGAAGTGATCATTAAGACAGATGGTACTGATGATTCAGCAACTGTCGCTTTAACAGATTTGTTAACTTATGGTTCTATGGTTCAAATTGATGCTACTTGGACAGCAAGTAGCGGTAGTGATCAGTTAACAATTGGTGGATATGATCAATTCGTTGAAACTGATATTGATCGTTTTACAAACGCTGAAGTATTCTACAAAGATGGTGACGCATTTATCTCTTTAGGATTTATTGAATCTGTTAATACTGATACTAACGCAACTCTAAAAGCAAATTCTCCAGAAACAGTATCTGGCGCAGATGCTTATGTTAAATTCACAACACAAGTAATTGACGGTACTCCATCAGTTAACATTGTTTCTGTAATTGCTTCTGGTTGGTTGGGTTCCAAATATACTATTACTCGTGGTGATTTTAACGTATTTACTTGTGCCCCAGAAAACTCTCCAGCAATTCAATTCAATCAGTATGGTATTAGCGAAAGCGTAAACAATACTGAAGATCTGGTTATTAGTCATGGTCTTTCTAATGATGTTACTTATCCAGATTCTAATTGCCAATCTTGGATTGTTCTGCGTAAGATTTCTGGATTTAAAACTAAGATCGAAAATGCTACTTATGGCGCATACGATGATCCACTACGTGTTGGTGCTAGAACTAATATTCTTGGTAGCCCAGACTATGTTGATCCAGGAGAATTCTAATGAGACTTATTAGAGAAGTTTTAGATAACCCAGTTCGTTTAGTTATAGAGAGCCGAGAAATCGGCAAACCTAAACAACACTTTATTGAAGGTGTATTTCTTCAATCAGAACTTGTTAATCGCAATGGACGTATGTATACTGAGAAGGTGATGGATAACGAAGTTGCTCGTTACATTAAAGAGTACGTTCAGAAAAATCGTGCATACGGTGAATTGGGACACCCAGAAAATCCACAGATTAATCTGGATCGTGTTTCTCATATGATTACATCTTTGAAGAAAGATGGTACCAATTACATTGGTAAAGCAAAGATTCTAGACACACCTATGGGTAAGATCGCTATGGGTCTTCTCGATGGTGGCGCAAACCTTGGCGTTTCTAGTCGAGCACTCGGCTCTCTCAAAACAAATAATGAGGGTGTTCAAGTTGTTCAAGACGACTTCATGCTGTCCACGGCAGCTGATATCGTTGCTGATCCTTCTGCCCCTGATGCTTTCGTAAGAGGTATCATGGAAAGTAGGGAATGGATTTTTGTTGATGGAAAGTTTGTGGAAAAGCATATCGAAGAAACAGCTTCTTTTATTAAGAAAACGTCTTCACGCAATCTAGAAGAAGCGAAAGTTATCGCTTTTCAAAATTTCCTGAGTAAAATCAGATAAATAATAAATAATATAGAACTATTCCAGTTAGGAGAAAAACAAATGTCAATCGAACAAAAAATCGCCGAGATGTTAGCCGAGTCTAGCCAGCTAGATGAGTTTAAGGTTTCAGGTAAAGAGGGTGGTATGGATACAGGTAAAGATGGAGCACAGGCTGGTGATAAATCAGTTATGCGCACTGCTACTAATACTGTACCAAATGGTGGTGAAACACCAAACCCAGATAGCGCACGCAATAACGTAGACAACGAAGATGAAGCAGCTAATGCTACATCTAAGAAAGCCAATCGTGCTACTGCAAACGCAGCAGCTGGCGACCAAGCTGTAATTCGCACAGGCGATGCAGTCAAGGGTGTTAAAGAAGATATCGACGCACTTATGAATGGTGAAGAACTTTCTGAAGAGTTCCGTGCTAAGGCAACAACCATTTATGAAGCAGCTGTCATGACTCGTGTCAAAGAAGAAGTTGCACGAATCGAAGAAGAGTTTGAATCTAAACTTGTTGAACAAGTTGAAGAAATCAAAGAGGGTCTTGTTGAAAAAGTTGATGGATACCTCGACTACGTTGTCGAGCAGTGGATTGCACAGAATGAAATAGCCCTTGAGCATGGTATGAAGTCTGAAATTCTTGAAGGTTTCGTATCTGGTATGAAAGAACTTTTTGTAGAGCACTATATCGATATTCCTGAAGAGAAATTCGATGTACTAGGTACTCTAGAAGAAAAGGTTGAAGAGTTAGAAGCAAAATTGAATGAACAAGTTGCATCAAATGTCGAATTGAATAAAACAATCGGTGGTTTGAAGCGTGCTGAATTAGTTCAAGAAACTTCTAGTGGTTTAACTGATACCGAATCTGAAAAGTTGAAAGCATTGGCTGAAGAACTTTCTTACGAAGATGAAGAGTCTTTCAAATCTAAAATACAAACTATCCGTGAAAATTACTTCACTACTAAAGCGCAAGCAGATGTTAAGTCTGTTGTAACAGATACTCCAGTAGAAACATTGTCTGAAGAAAAGAAATTGGATCCAACAATGGCTGCTTACACAAGTATCCTTAACCGCAACAAATAAAAGGAAATAAAATGACAAATTTACGTCAAGATTTAGTTAAAAAGTGGGCTCCTGTATTGGACCACGAGGGCGCAGCCCCAATCAAGGAACAGTATCGTCGCGAAGTTACTGCTGTTCTTCTAGAAAACCAAGAACGCGAAATGCGTCAAGCACGCCAAGCAATGGGCGAGTTGAACGAAGCTGCACCAGCTAACGCTGTTGGTGCATACGGTGACACTGGCGGTTTCGCTAAGTTTGATCCAGTATTGATCAGCTTGGTTCGTCGTGCAATGCCACAATTGATCGCTTATGACGTTGCTGGTGTTCAGCCAATGACTCAGCCAACTGGTTTGATCTTCGCAATGAAGAGCAAGTATTCCACACAAGGTGGTGACGAAGCATTGTTCAACGAAGCTGCAACTGGTTTCTCTGGTGATGGTACTAGCAATGCTGGTTCCGCATTTGAAGGTAACTCTACTGCTGTTGGTCGTGGTCTTTCAACTGCTGCTGGTGAGCGTCTTGGCCAAGGTGGTACTGATGACGGTACTTTCGGTGCTATGGCTTTCTCTATCGAAAAGCGTTCAGTAACTGCTAAGACTCGTGCTTTGAAAGCAGAATACTCAATCGAACTAGCACAAGACATGAAATCTGTTCATGGTCTTGACGCTGAAGGCGAATTGAGCAACATTCTTTCAACTGAAATTCTTTCAGAAATCAATCGCGAAGTTATTCGTACAATCTACAAGACAGCTAAAATTGGTGCTCAAGTAGGTACTACTACTGCTGGCACTTTCGACCTAGATACTGATTCTAATGGTCGTTGGTCTGTTGAGAAATTCAAAGGTCTAATGTTCCAAATCGAACGTGAAGCCAATGCTATCGCTCAGCAAACACGTCGTGGTCGTGGTAACTTCCTCATCTGTTCTTCAGATGTTGCAAGTGCTTTGGCAATGGCTGGTGTTCTTGACTACGCTCCTGCTCTAAACAATTCTTTGAATGTTGACGAAGCAAGCACTACTTTCGCTGGTGTATTGAATGGTAAGTACAAAGTATATGTTGATCCATATACTGCTAACCAATCTAGCACTCAGTTCTTCTGCATGGGTTACAAAGGCGCATCTGCTTTTGATGCTGGTTTGTTCTATTGCCCATACGTTCCATTGCAAATGGTTCGCGCAGTTGATCCTAACAGTTTCCAGCCAAAAATTGGCTTCAAGACTCGTTACGGTCTAGTTGCTAACCCATTCGTTCAGTTGGATAACTCTGACTCTGATGGTGCTTTGACTGCTGGTGTAAACTACTACTACCGTAAGGTTCGTGTTACTAACTTGATGTAATCCATCGGTTATTACGAAACTGACGTAGAAGCAGTAATTTAAAGGGGGACTTAGGTTCCCCTTTTTTGTTTTACTAAATAATCTTATGGCAAACACTACTATTTCCTGTCCGATACCAAACAATATTAATCCACTCTCACCGAATGGGTTTAATTTTACCATTCAAAAGATTCCTTCTATAAATTTCTTTTGTCAAACGGTAAATCTTCCTGGTATTACTTTTGGCGATCCATTATTCGCCAACCCATTTGCATCTGTTCCAATTCCTGGTGATCATTTGACGTATGACTCTTTGAATGTGCAGTTTCTCGTTGATGAGAATATGCAGAACTATCAAGCGATCTACAACTGGATTATTGCATTGGGCTTCCCACAAAGTTATGACCAGTATGTTAATTTTATTAGTTCAGATACTACTGCTCTTGCATTAAGTGAATTGGCAAAGAATTATTCTGACGCAACTCTAGAAATACTTGGCTCGTCAAATACTCCGATTCAAACAGTTCAATTCGTTGACTTGTTTCCTTCTGCACTGGAGTCATTAAACTTTCAATCAACGAACCAAGATGTAACATACATCGTTGGTAATGCAACCTTCCGCTACTCTTACTACAAATTTATTTGATTTTATTGCAGAAACGTAGTATAATGTTACTACGACTAATTGAGGTATATTATGAACTTAGAGCAAATGCAAGAGATGTGGGACGCTGACTGTCAAATCGATGACAACTATCTCGGCGAACAATCCACAGCTACACCAAAACTTCACGCAAAGTATGTTAAGCTACTTGTTAACATTAAGTTGAAGCACACCAAACTCCAATCAGATTACAATATGTTGCGTAAAGCAAAGTTTCGCTACTATCGTGGTGAACTTTCTCGCGATGAATTAGAGTCATTGGGATGGGTTCAGTGGCAGGGAATCAAACCACTCAAGAATGAGATGGATGAATTTCTCACTGGCGACACTGAACTAAATACTATGAGGGTGAAGATTGATTATCTTGAAACTATGATTTATTTTTTAGAATCTGTTCTCGGTCAGATAAAGGCACGTGACTGGCAAATTAAAACTGCCGTAGAATGGAAGAAATTTTTGGCGGGAATGTGATTGTAAATATTGAAAAACTTGATGAAGTCTATGTTAGAATCTTTTCTGATCCAAGCATTGAACAAGAACTAGCAGACTTCTTTACCTACGAATATCCAGGCGCACGTTTTACCCCACAATACAAAGCAAGGTTGTGGGATGGAAAGGTTCGCCTTTATGACCAAATACGAAAAACTCTTTACGTAGGTCTTGTATCATACGTTGAAGAATTCTGTATCCGCAATGGATACGAAGTTGAATTCAAAACACCAATACACAAAACAAACAATATTACTTCTGATATTGTAGAGCAATTCGCAAAGTCTCTCAATCCTTATGGTCGTGGCAAACCAATTGAGATTCGTGATTATCAATTAGATGCAGTGCAGTCAGCCCTTGACAAAGAACGCACCCTTCTACTATCTCCAACTGCCTCAGGCAAATCTTTTATTATCTATACGACCATGCGTTGGCATGTAAATGCTGGACGCAAATGTATTATTATTGTACCAACAACTTCTCTGGTTGAACAATTATACACTGATTTTGAAGACTACTCTAGCGCAAATGGTTGGAGTGTTAAAGACTCGTGTCAAAAACTTTACAGCGGATTCACTAAAGACTTCACCAAAGAAGTTTTAATTACCACATGGCAGTCGGTTTATCTACAACCAAAAAATTGGTTCAAACAATTTGATGTTATCTTTGGTGATGAAGCACACCAATTTAAAGCCAAGTCCCTCACAAGCGTAATGGAAAAGATGGATAACATACGTTATCGTATCGGCACTACAGGAACTCTTGATAACAAAAAGGTTCATCGTTTAGTTCTTGAGGGTATGTTTGGTCCAGTCCATAGAGTTACAACTACCAAAGCACTCATGGATTCAGGAAGACTTTCCAACCTAAATATAATGTGCGTGATACTGAAGTATTCTGAAGAGGTGCGCAAAGCAAACAAGAATATGACTTATCAAGACGAGATGGATTTTATTGTTAGCAATGAAGCGAGAAACAAATTTATACGCAATCTTGCCATTAAGTCTGAAGGAAATACTTTAGTTCTTTTCCAATACGTTGAAAAACACGGGAAGATCTTGTATGACCTTATTAAAGAAAAAGCGAAAGATGGGCGAAAGATATTTTTCGTCTATGGGGGTACTGATACCAGTGATCGTGAAGCGATTCGACATATCACCGAAGGTGAGTCGGATGCTATCATTATTGCATCGTTTGGGACTTTTTCGACTGGTATTAATATACCTTCGATTGAAAATGTGGTATTTGCGTCTCCTTCAAAAAGTAAGATAAGAAACTTACAAAGTATTGGTCGTGGGTTGCGTTTGAAAGAAGGCAAAACTCATTGTAATCTTTATGATCTTGCAGACGATCTGCATTGGAAGTCATGGAAGAACCATACGTTAAATCATGCTGCAGAGCGTTACAAAACTTATGCTGAAGAGCAGTTTGATATTAAATTAGTGGAGGTAGATATATGAACGAACAATTCGTCATACTAAAACTTGTCTCAGGTGAACAAGTCATGGCAACTCTAACTAATGAAGATGAGATTTTTATTGAGTTAGACAAACCCATGGTTATAAAAATGATTCCCTTTATTGAAAGAGGGAAAGCACATGAACATGTAACAGCAGTGCCTCTTTGTCAATTTGCATCAGATACTAATTTTAAAATCTTAAAACGTAACGTAATGTTTGTCAAGAAATTGCACAAAGTATTAATTCCTCATTACAATCGAATTGTTTCTGAGCATGATGAATCTGTTTTAGTTCGCCATGATCATGATGGGAACTACTCAGAAGTACAAGAATTAAATGATGAGGCTGAAGTCATTACTGTTGAAGAAATCAATAAAAGAATTGAAATGCTGGAGGCAATTATAGATGCCCCAGTAACAGAGACAGAAAAGGAAGAAAAAGGATATTTCATAGAAGGAAATAATACTAAACATTAACATCAACCCTCTACACAGTAAGTATACAGGTTCGGCAAATAAAAAGCAAGTAAATTTTGACTGCAAAAATGCAAGTCATTTATATTTGCTTTTTTTGTTTGTATGGGGTATAATACTAGTATGTGAGTTATGAAAGGACTTCAATGTGGCACATTACGTAAACAATGCTGATTTCTTAGCAGCAATCAAAGACTATAGAGAACAAGTAAGAATTGCTAAGGAGCAAGGTTTACCAAAACCAATTGTAAGTAATTACATTGGTGACTGCATTCTAAAAATAGCAAACCATCTTTCTTACAAACCCAACTTTATCAACTATACCTACAAAGATGATATGATCCTCGATGGTATTGAAAACTGTATTCACTACATTGATAATTTTGACCCAGCAAAATCCAGTAATCCTTTTGCATACTTTACGCAAATTATTTACTATGCTTTCATTCGTAGGATCGCCAAGGAAAAGAAACATTCTTATATCAAGAATAAACTTATCCAGAACATGTCCTTCGATCAATTTGAAATTCAAGAACACGATGAAGATGGTCACTTTCATAATGCTTACTTAGACTTCATGCAAAGTAATCAACAGTTTGATGATTTCATTGAACGCAAAAAAGAAAAGCGTAAGAAAAAAGTGCAATCTAATCTTGATGAATTTATAGGTGAAGTAGATGACAATAACGAGGAACTACGATAATCTTGGCGATTTCCTCAGATCTGTGAGGGAAGACGTGCGTAGATATAGAAGTCTTAAATCTAAAAGTAAAAGACGAACTTCAAAAAGAACTTTACGAAGATTTACATTTGATGCTTTCGATAACCAATTTAACTTGAAAAATACTATGGAAAACAACGAACAAATATTTTTAGGTGTTTCTGATATTGATGACTTATTTACATCAGAAGTTTTAAAGCGACGTGTTGATGGTGGTAAAAATACCGTACATCGTCAAACCACTGTTCTCTGCAATCGTGCTCACTGGGCAGAATGGGCTGAGAGTTATTTCCAAGATTATCTTTTTGTGCAAGGCAATTCCTCAAATGGATTTGTTATTGATACCAAAACTGATAACTATATTAGATTCGATGTCGATAGCAATACTACAACTGTTCGTGCGTTTGGTGACGCTGAGTATTGTGATTCTATCATTGATCTTGTTGAAGACCAGTTTGACATTGTAACTTCTCACATTGAATGGGTTTATGGTGCTGATGGTAATTCTGTCAACGTACCCCTAAATCGTGATCGTCTCCCAGTTGAAGAAATGTATCCTTTCTTAAATGGTGAATCTCTAGAGTCTTACTATGAACGCTACATGGCTTCATCTGCAAATATTCTTTTGTTGATCGGTCCACCTGGAACTGGTAAGACTACTTTCATCCGTGGTCTACTTGCATCTACAAATTCTTCCGCTATCGTTTCTTATGATTCTCAAATTCTTGAGAAGGATGGTTTCTTTGCTCGTTTTATTGAGGGTGATGAAAGTATTATGATTCTCGAGGACAGTGACGCATTTCTTAAGTCTCGTAGTGAAGGAAATACAATGATGCATCGTTTCCTAAATGTAGGTGATGGTCTTGTTACAACGAAAGGTAAGAAAATGATTTTCTCTACCAATCTACCATCTATCCGTGATATCGATTCTGCTTTGGTTCGTCCAGGTCGTTGCTTTGACATCCTTACGTTCGATGAACTCACACAAGAAGACGCTGCAAAACTAGCAAAGAAATTAGATGTTAAACTTGATGGCATCAAACCTAAATGGTCTATCGCTGAAATCTTTAACAAACAAATTAACAAACCAAAGGAAAGAAAGATGGGCTTCGTATAATGAAGGTAGCAATTATCACTGATCAGCATTTCGGTGCTCGAAATGATAGTATAGCCTTTCTAGATTTCTTTCAAAAGTTTTACGACAATACTTTCTTTCCTGCTCTTGAACTTCATGGGATCACTACTGTTCTTATACTTGGTGACACCTTTGATAGACGCAAGTATGTTAATTTCTACTCTCTCCAAAGAGCCAAAGAAATGTTCTTTGATAAACTGGAAGCCATGGGTATCAGCGTTCATATGCTGGCTGGGAATCATGACACTTACTATAAGAACACTAATGACGTAAACTCTCCAGACTTATTGCTAAAAGAATATTTAAACATTAATGTAATCGATAGCCCAAAAGATATCATTATCGATGATACTAAAATCTGTATGGTTCCTTGGATATGTGCCGAGAATTATACGGATAGTATTAATACTATTAATTCAACTGAAGCTGAAATTTGCATGGGGCATTTTGAGATAGCTGGCTTCTCAATGTATAGAGGGATGGAATCTCATGATGGGTTTTCTAAAGAAATTTTTAATAAGTTTGATCTTGTTTTTAGTGGCCACTACCACCATCGCTCTGATGACAAGCACATTTATTATCTCGGCAATCCATACGAACTTACTTGGCAGGACTTTAACGATCCCCGAGGATTTCACCTGTTCGATCTCTCAACAAGAGAACTCGAATTCATTAGTAATCCTTATACAATGTTTACAAGACTCGAATACGACGACAAAGAAATTGAGCCCATCGATCTTGATGCCTTCGACTTAAATGGCAAATACGTAAAGCTGATTGTTGTAAACAAAACTGACTACTATAAATTTGATAAATTTATTCAAAAGCTGTATACTAAAGGCTGTTATGAAATTAAGATTGTTGAAGATCTCTCTGAGTTTGAAGATGGAGAGGTTAGTGAGGAAATCAATCTTGAAGATACATTATCTGTCTTATCGAATTACATCGATTCAGTCGAGACTGATGTTGATAAAGAACAGGTTAAGAATTTTATGAAATCTCTTTATACAGAGGCAGTTAACGTAGAGGTGGTATGATGTATCAAGAAGAGATTAAGTTTTTCTTTCCACTTACAGAACAGATTGAACTCGATTTAGATTATACATTAACTGAAAAGTATATTCTAGATAAACGAAATGAACATTTGAAGAATTCTGTTACTAGTGGTAGTTTTTTGATTAGTAATGGCGGAACAGGTACTTCTTGGGCTACTATTTCTAATAATCTTGGTAATCCATCGTTTACTATTAATGTTGATGCGATGCCTATTACTATTGTGTCTAAAAAGAAACCTAATTTTATAATGAAATTCATATATAAATCATTGGGTATGAAATGGAAAAGTGAATGATCGTATTTAAAAGTATTGAATGGAAAAACTTTTTATCAACTGGCAATTCAGCAAACAAAGTTCTTCTTGATAAATCAACAACTACTTTAATTATTGGTAAGAATGGTGAAGGTAAGTCTACAATTCTAGATGCCCTCTGCTTTGCCTTATTCGGCAAGCCATTCCGTAACATCAATAAAGGTCAGTTAGTCAATTCTATTAATAATAAAAATTGTCTGGTCACCATTGAGTTTGATATCAGTGGCAGAGAGTACAAGATCATTCGTGGAATTAAACCACATGTGTTTGAGATCTGGATTAATGGCGATTTGGTAAATCAAGATGCAGCTGTTCGTGACTATCAAAAGGTTCTTGAACAACAAATCCTGAAGTTAAACTACAAAACATTTACTCAGGTAGTTATCCTTGGCTCTGCTTCCTTTGTGCCTTTTATGCAGTTGCCAACTACACAACGTAGGGAAGTGATTGAAGATATTCTTGATATCAAAATCTTTTCTACAATGAATCAGTTATTGAAGGAGAAGGCGAGTGAAACAAAAGATAGCATATCGAAGATTGAGTCAGAAATTAAAATCGCCAAAGGGCAAGTGGACAGTCAAACGGCTATTATCAAAACTCTCACAGAAGCAAAATCTGAAAGCATTAAAGGTCTTATTGATAAAATCGGAGCAAATGAGATATCAATTGGCGAGTCACAAAATCACATCGGCACAATTTCGGCTGAAATCGAAACACTTAGAAAACAAACTAACATCAAAGCTGAGATTGATGCTGAGATTGAGCAAGCCAAAAACATTAGAAGTAAACTCAACGCCAAACTTGAGCACTGCGAAACCCATTCGGAATTCTTTACCGAGAATGATGTATGTCCGTCATGCTCGCAAAGTATCGATGATGCCTATAAACAAAAGGTTATCGACGACCTCAACTCCAAGATCCTTGAAACTAACAACAAGGCAGAAGAACTTGATAAGATTCTGACGAATCTCAATACTCAATTATCTGATATCAATGTAATCCTCGGTAAGATTACTGATAAGAATATTGAGTTATCTACACACAACAGTACAATCACGTTACTCAATAAACAGAATTCTCAATTGCAATCTGAAATTGAATCATCGAAAGCAGACACAACTAATGTTGATGAAGAGAAACGTAAGCTGAAAGAACTTGCACAAGATGCTTTGAACAAGATCAATCAAAAGACTGCTTTATCTGAGCATCGAAATCTGGAAGAAGTCGCTTCTATCCTACTCAAAGATACTGGTATCAAAACTGCAATCATTCGTGAGTATCTTCCAGTGATGAACAAGTTGATCAATAAATATCTGAACGCCATGGATACTTATATCCACTTTGAACTTGATGAGGCATTCAACGAAAAGATTCGTTCTCGTTTCCGTGATGAGTTTACCTACGCTAGTTTTTCTGAAGGTGAAAAGATGCGTATCGATCTGGCTATCCTTTTTACTTGGCGTCAAATTGCCAAGATGAAGAACTCGGTCAATACAAATCTGTTACTTCTCGATGAGATCTTTGATTCGTCTCTCGATACTGCAGGAACTGATTACTTCCTGAACCTAATGAATCAGTTTGGCGACAAGTCAAACATCTTTGTTATCTCCCATAAAGGTGATCAGCTATTTGATAAGTTTAGGTCAGTTATCAAATTTGAGAAAAGAAACGATTTTTCCGTAATAGTAGGGTGAAAATACCCTTTAAAATCAACAACTTACGTAATCCCCTCAGGCTAAAATGGGTTTAGCTTGACTTTTATTCATTTTAGGCGTATAATACCTGTTATGATGGATAAAAAGGACTAAAAATGTGGGATGATTTTACGGACTTTGAACTAGCCGAGTTAGCCTATCAATATGGGTTGCAAGACCAAGTTGAGGAAAGTGCTTGGAACTTCGACCTGACCCTCAAGGATCGTTCACTTCTGGAGACTCTCTTGACTGCGTACGAACACGATCTTGCATTCCCACAAAAATCGCTTGCCTTTAATTCAGACTTGACGTATAATTATAGTATTGAAGAAGGAACTTTGTAATGAAACTGAATGCAACTGACCTCGGAGCCAAACTTCTGGCTACGGAAAATATCACTGTGGTGCGCAATCGTACACGCACCGCATCGTTTGACATCAAGTCACGTGTGTTGACCCTGCCCCAGTGGAAGGATATGACACCCGAGGTCGAAGAAATGTTGGTGGGTCATGAAGTCGGTCACGCACTTTACACTGACGAAGAATACCTCAAGCCGATCGATGACAATCGTCGTATCATGCAATACCTCAACGTGATCGAGGATGTGCGTATCGAGAAACTTATCAAACGCAAATATCCAGGTCTGCGCAAGACCATGAACGAAGGATACAAACAACTCAACGATCGCGACTTCTTTGGTGTATCAAAGATCCCCTCAATGGATGCTTTGATTCTCATTGATAAAATCAATCTCTACTTCAAAGCTGGTTTCAACTGCGGTGTAAAATTTACATCTGAGGAAAAACCATTCGTTGTTCGTGCAGAAAAGACTGAGACTGTTGACGACGTAATCCAGCTGGCTCAAGAAATTTACGAATTCAGTAAAGACCAAGTTAAGAAACGCAAAGAGAAAATCTCTCAGGATCATGAAGAACAAGATGATGATGAGGATCTCGAAGACGAAGAATATGGTTATGACGATGACGACATCGATGGTGAATCAGATTATGACGATGATGACTTTGATGAAGATGGTCTAGAAGATGAAGAAGATGATTTTAAAGATCAACGGGAAAAACGTGGAGCAGGTGGACGTAGTGAAGACAAACAAGAAGCTGAAGAAGCTGAGTTGGAACAACAACTTGAATCGAAGACTGAGGAAATGTTCTCCAAGAAACTTGAAGAACTAGCCGATGAATCAACTGTTTACAATTACTACAATCTGGATGAGAAGTTTACTTTCAACCCCATTATTTCATACAAGAAAGTTATTGCAGGTACTGTATCAATTGAAGATGAATTGACTGAATATGACTTGAAAGAATTAGTTCAGTTCAAAACAGATTCTTCTCGTGTTGTTAATTATCTGGTCAAAGAATTTGAGATGCGTAAGAGTGCAACTCTTTATAAACGTGCTCAAACTTCTAAGATCGGTTCACTCGATATGAAGAAAGTCTGGGCGTATAAACTCAATGACGATTTGTTCAAACGTGTAACTACTTTGCCTATCGGTAAGAACCATGGAATGATTTTCTTACTTGACTGGTCGGGATCAATGGATCACGTATTGAGAGAAACTGTGCAACAGGTTATTAACCTTGCCATGTTCTGCCAACGTGCACAAATTCCTTATCAGGTATTTGCGTTTACCACTCAATACGATGTTCTTTCCAAAGAAGAAGAATGTGCATTATCTAATGTTCGTCGTGAATTTTATGAACAGAATAAAAAATTATCCAATGCGGTTACTGCATTCGGTTTGATGGAATTGTTTTCAAGTAAAATGAGTAATGTTGAATTCAATACTATGATTCGCCGATTGATTAACCCTTATCGGTTTACTAGATCAGATAGACAATTTGGTACTGGTGGTACTCCATTAAGTGAAGCATTATCTTATATTGCTACATATATCCCCACATTTACTAAATCACATAATATTGAGAAACTTTCTCTCATTACTTTGACTGATGGCGAAGGTGGTACATTATCTTGTGGTCATACTTATTTGGAATCCCAAACGTATGAGCGTGATGAAAATAAACAAACCTATAAACGTATTAATCAGAAACATTTTTTACAAGATCCTATTACTAAGAAATCATATGAGATGTTTAGAGATGCTTCTTCTCAAACTGAGGCGATTCTGCGTTTAATAAAAGATCGCTATAATATTAATAGTGTTGGTTTTTATATTACCCCAAATAATAAACGTGCTTTAGAATCAGTTGTAAAAACTAATATCCCTGGATTCCAAGGTTCATATTTAAATATGGTTGATATTATGCGTGGTGAGTTTAGAGATAAAGGATTCGCTTCACTTAAGAATACTGGTCGTGACGATTTGTTTATCGTTCCTACTAATAAACTTAATGTGGAAACTAATAATAACATGGAGGTAAGCGAGAAAGATAGTGCTTCTAAAATTGCTCGTAATTTCGGTAAACTACTAAATGGTAAGAAGACTTCCCGAGTCCTTCTGAACCAGTTCATCGGCTACGTAGCCTGACGATTTGCAATCCCCTCAAGTCCGTAGGGGAATGCAAAATATCGCTTGCCTTTAATTCAGACCTGCGGTATAATTAGTGTATGTTCGGTTGAGTTGTAAATTTTATGATGGAGAAATGTGATGAGTAAGACTGATACTGCGTTCGTTGAGACTTTCGAAGCAAAGTTGTTTGAGATGTTCCCCGATGCCAAAACAAATGGCACTGTTGAAAATTCTCAGCTTCTTGCAACTATGCGTGAGTTGGGTACATCCAAGTCACCTCGCTGGCTGATGGTTAACAAAGTTGGTCGTGGCTTGTACTCGATCGATGGTACAAAACCTACGGTCATTGGCAATACTGCCCTTAAACCCCAAGAATCATTCACTGTGGATTTTAATAATACTGAATCATTGATTCCTGTCAAAGATGCGAATTTCGTTCCCTTTGGCAACTATCCTGACTTGGAAAATATTATCAAGTCAAAGATTTTCTACCCTGCCTATATCAGTGGTCCCACTGGGAATGGCAAGTCAACGATGGTTGAACAGATTTGTGCGAAGCATAAGCGTCCACTAATTCGTATTAACCTGAACATGATGACCGATGAGGAACAACTTGTTGGTTCAAAAACCCTTGAAGACGGTAACGTAGAGATTGTGGAAGGTCCAGTCCTGATCGCAATGCGCACTGGTTGCACTTTGCTTCTTGATGAGATTGACGCTGGTTCAGCAAATACTTTGCTTTGCTTGCAACCAATCCTTGAGGGTAAGCCATACTACTTCAAACTCAAGAATGAGATGATCGTTCCTGCAACTGGTTTCAATATCGTTGCAACTGCGAACACGAAAGGTAAGGGTAGCGATGATGGTCGTTACATCGGTACCAACGTATTGAACGAAGCATTTTTGGAACGATTCGCTGTAACTTTTGAACAAGAATATCCTTCAGCGAAAATAGAAGTAAAGATTATTAAGAATCTGATGGAATCCTTCAACTGTCTGGATGAAGAATTCGCAGAGACCCTTGTGAAGTGGGCTGAAGCAATTCGTCGCACTTTCGAGGATGGTGGTGTGGATGAAACAATTACGACTCGTCGTATGATTCACATTGTTCGTGCTTTTGCAATCTTCAAGGATCGCAAGAAAGCAGTTGAACTTTGTTGCAATCGTTTTGACACCGCAACGAAAGTTGCATTCCAAGACTTGTTTGAGAAGGTATCAAACCCTGCTGTTGAAGTTGCACCTGAAGTAATTCCGATGCAAAATCCAACAGACGAGGTGCCATTTTAAACTTGACTTTAATTCAATCTTGCGGTATAATTATATTTGAAACTTGAAAAGGAACTTATTATGTTGAAATTCTCTGCTCTCTCTATGTCTCAGAAGAAGTGTGTTGTTGCTCTTATTGAACATACATCTTCCCTGAAAAAAGATGGTAAAATTTCTTTGAAAGAAGTTGTTGCCATCACGCAAGATCTTGCTGCAAAACGTAGCAAAGGTGCTGTGAAGATCGGTTATCCCAACTGGCTCTTCAAGAGCAATAAGTTGGAACGTGGTTTGTATCAACTGCCACTTCCAACTGAAAAAGAATTGAGCGACTATGCTCAATCCTCGTCTACCAAGACGAAAACTACTGCTGTGAAGCAGAAGGTCGCTAAGGTCAAAGTTGCAAAGGCTAAGACCGTAGCGAAAACTACTGACTCGATCGCTGACAAGACACGACTCCAATCAATTATTGATGAGTCAACTCCTCACGATGAAGATGTAGAAGACTTCAACCAGATCCTTCGCGAGAACGGAATCGAGGTTTGATTTAGTGAGTAGTGGGGAACGCCATCTCCCCACTATTCTTTTTTTAATGATGGTAAATTATGGAGATATTATGTCCAAACAAGCAAAGTTGTTGAGTTATTTGTCCACTGGTGCTGAAGTTACTGCACGCCAGATTGCTGGTTCTTTTGGTTTGAAGAATCCTCACGATGCAATTTTCCAATTGCGTTCACAGGGTCATTGCATTTATGCAAATCGTGCTAAGTTGGCAGATGGTACTGCTACCACTAGGTACAAAATCGGAAAGCCAAGCAAGCGCATGGTTCGCATTGCTAACGCAATCCTAGGTGCTTCTGCTTTCACAGCACAGCGTACAGCCTAAGTGAGTTTAGGGGCTGGGTGGTGTGAACATCCAGTTCCCTTTTTGTTATGGAGATATAATGGCGACTTTAGAAGAAGTTAAAGCATCCCAACTGGCCACGACAGGTGGTAGAAAATTTGATGGTGGTAAACTGCAATATGGTTTACTGCCTCCACTCGCATTAAAGGCGACCGTAGAGATTCTTACTTTCGGTGCTGAAAAATATGAACCAGATAATTGGAAACAAGTCCCAGATTCTAAACGCAGATACTTTGACGCCATGCAAAGACATTTGTGGGCATGGAAAGAAGGCGAACAGGATGATCCTGAAACTGGTAGGAATCACTTGGCACATGCAATGTGTTGCCTAATGTTCTTGTATGAACATGATGTAAAGTATTCTGTTGAAAAATAAATTTGACAAAAACCCTATTTTGGGGTATAATGTTTATACATAGTAATGTGTTTAATTGATTGGAGAAATTAATGAAATTAAGTAAAGAAACTGTTGGTATCTTTAAGAACTTTGCTGGAATCAATAGCAATTTGTTATTGAAGCAAGGTAATAAGATCGCCACAATCTCAGCCCAGAAGAATGTAATGTCCGACACAGTTGTGACTGAAACATTCCCTTCTGATTTTGGTATCTATGACCTAAACGAATTCCTTGGCGCAATGAGTTTGTTTGATGATCCAGAATTGGATTTTGCAGAAAAGTTTGTTACCATCAAAGAAGGTGGAAATAGCATTAAGTATTTTGCTGCTGACGCAAGCGTATTGACTGCTCCACAAAAGGCAATCACATTCCCAGACTCAGATATTGAATTCACATTGACCGCAACCATGCTCAGTATGATTCAAAAGACTGCTTCTGTTCTACGTGCAACTGATCTTCAGATTGTTGGTGCAGATGGTAAGATGTCTATTCAAGTTGGCGATAAAAAGAACGCCACTGGTAATACCTATAACGCACAGGTCGGTTCAACTACAAAAGAATTCAAGGTAAACTTGAAGGTAGAAAACCTAAAGATGCTACCTGGAGATTACCTCGTTAGTATTTCCAGCAAGAAGATCTCTCGATTCAAAGCAACATCTAGCGATTTGGTTTATTACGTTGCAGTTGAAGCAGATTCCGTATTCGGTTTCTAAAAGGACAGGGATAATTCCCTGTTCCTTCTTTTTTATATTATGGAGTTATTATGATCGATAGTCGTGATGAATTGTTTTTGTGGGTAGAGAAGTATCGCCCACAAAAGATTGAAGATTGTGTTCTCCCTGAGTCTTTGAAGAAGACCTTTCGTGAGTATATTTCTCAGGGAGAACTTCCTACATTCCTGTTCTGTGGCACTGCAGGTGTAGGTAAAACTACTGTGGCCAAAGCATTGTGTAATGAGATCGGTGCTGAGTACATGTTCATTAATGGTTCTGAGGAATCAGGCATTGATGTTCTGCGTACAAAGATTAAATCTTTTGCTTCTTCAGTATCACTTACTGACGCAAAGAAAGTTGTAATCCTCGACGAAGCGGATTACCTAAATCCTAATTCAACTCAGCCAGCGTTGCGAGCATTCATTGAAGAATTCTCTGCCAACTGCCGATTCATCTTCACTTGTAACTTCAAGAATAGAATCATTGAGCCATTGCATAGTCGTTGTTCAGTTATTGATTTCAAGATCGATAATAAAGACAAACAACAAACTGCCGCAGAATTCTTTAAGCGTGCAACTCAGATTCTGAAGCAAGAACAAATTGAGTTTGATCCAAAGGTAGTGGCAGAAGTTGTAACAAAACACTTTCCAGATTACCGTAGGGTTCTCAATGAACTTCAACGCTACTCAGTTTCGGGTAAGATTGATTCAGGCATTCTTGTAAACGCAAGTGCAGATTCATATAAAGATCTTATTAATCTCATGAAGGATAAAAACTTCAGCGAGGTTCGTAAGTGGGTGGGTAAGAATTCAGACATGGATTCGGTTTCATTGTTCCGAGAGTTGTATGATAATTCAGCTTCCATGCTGGAGCCAGCGAGTATCCCTCAGTTGGTTTTAACATTGGCTGAGTATCAGTATAAAGCAGCATTCGTGGCTGACCATGAGCTAAATACTATGGCAGCATTAACTGAAATCATGGCTCACTGTAAATTCAAATGACATTCGATATCGTAGATATAATTTTTCTATCAATTTGGTTTTTCTACTTGGGATATAAAGTAAGAGAGATCCAGGCTAGAATTACGCTGGATAGAATTATAAACCGCATTGAAGTGGAAGATCTCGATGAGGAGATGGTTCCGATCAACATCGAGAAACACGACAATGCATTTTTTGTATATGATGTATCTGATAACTCATTCATGGCGCAGGGTAGTACCAGAGGAGAACTTGAATTGAATCTTGCAAAAAGATTTCCTGATAAGAAATTCTTGGCTAGCCCCACCAACCTGAGAGAGATCGGATTTGACAAATGAGTATATTATGTCTCCCTTTGATTTTCTAAATTCCATAAACGATAACAAGAAAGATCTATTCCAAGATCCTCAAGCAAGTAAAGATTATTCACCTTTCATGATCAATAGAGGGCTGTCATATTTTTCTGACACCGTACTCTATGCCAACGAAATGAATAGATATCCTGGTATCCCCAGAGATTGGCAATTTTATTTTTTCCTAAATACTATACCTAAGAAGAAAAGGTTTAGTAAGTGGGCGAAGAAAGATGCCGAGACTAAGTCTATTCAGCTTGTCAAAGAATACTACGGGTATTCTGATGAGAAGGCGAAAGAGGCATTGACTGTCCTTTCGGTTGAGCATTTGAGTATAATTGAAGAAAAACTACAAAAAGGTGGAAAATAATGACTGTCGAAATGATCTACTATGACTGGACGCCCGAGTCCATGCTTGAAGTGACCCTACCAGAACCAGATAACTTTCTGAAGGTTCGTGAGACTCTTACTCGCATTGGCATTGCCTCCCGTAAAGAAAAGAAACTGTATCAATCTTGCCACATTTTACATAAGCAAGGTAGGTACTTTATCGTACACTTCAAAGAATTGTTCGCCCTAGATGGTAAAGAATCCAACATTACATCTGGGGACATTGAACGAAGAAATGCAATTACAGCTTTGTTGCAAGATTGGGAACTACTAAAGATAGTTGTTGAATCTAAAGCAGAGCCAAAAGCATCCCTATCTCAGATTAAGGTTGTATCTTATAAAGAGAAAGCGGAATGGGAACTTGTTCCTAAATATAACATTGGTAAGAAAACTAAATAATTTTTTATAAGGATCTATTATGAACATTACTCTTGAATTGACAGTTGAAGAAACAAACGTAGTTCTACGCTGTTTGGGTAAACACCCTTTTGATGAAATTGCGCAATTGATCGGTAAGATCAAAATGCAAGGTGAATCACAAATCGCTAAATTAGCTGCAGCAGCTGAAGAAGCTGCACCTGCTGCTGAAAAAGCATAAATAGTTTTGTCCCATCGGGATGGGAACGTAAAGACTCTACTACCTTAGGAGCGTCTAACGCTGGCACAACGATATGGTGTCCCTGCATTCAGTAAGCAGGATTTAGGATACGCCCATTTGGGGTATCATTTTAACTACTCGCTTAATAGGAGAAAACAATGTTACATAACATTAATACAGCAATCGACACTTTCCAAGGTGTCAAAACTAAATTCGTTGAGACCTGCGTCAAAAACGAAGAACTCAAAAAACCCCTAGATCAATTTATTGCAGCGCAAACTGCTTTTGCAAAAACTGTTGCTAAAGCCAATGTAGATTTTTTCACTACATTGGGTATGTCAGCATTCACGTTCGATGCTAAAAAAGCATTCGCTAAACAATAAGGAGATTATCATGGGGAACCACTTCATTCCAAATATTTGGAACACTAAAGACTTTGACAAATTCTTTGTAGGGTTTGATGAACAGTTTACTCGCATGCAGAAAATGCATGATGATATAACTAAGAACATCCCTAACTATCCACCATACAATATCGTTAAGCATGACGACAATCGTTACACCATTGAATTGGCTGTAGCTGGTTTCGGTCAGCAAGACATCGATATTGAGATGATTGATGGTAAGTTAGTTGTTCGTGGTAACATCAAAGCTGACGAAGCCGAAAACAATTTCTTGTTCAAAGGAATTGCTAATCGTGCCTTTACTCGAGCATTCGTATTGAATGATGAAGTAGAAGTCAAAGATGCAGAGATGTTCAATGGCATGCTTAAGATCTTCTTGGAGCGTTTGATTCCAGAAACTAAGAAGCCAAAGAAAATCGCTGTCAAGGCAAAAGCTGAAAAACAATTACTTAATGAGGACATTCTATGAACTCAATTAAGAAATTCTTTTGGTTCATGTCTGATCTTGTAGTCGAAGTACGTAAGGCGAAAGCTGAAGTGATCGCGAGGAGAATTGGAAGATGATTGAATTCTTTAAGAATTTATTTAAACAATCTTCTCCAATTGACCTTTATATTGCTTCCAAGTATCCAAAATCTGCTGGTGACGTAGATTACTGGATGCATCGTTATTACTTAGATAGAAGATAGATTTATCATACAAATGGGGAACTTCGGTTCCCCTAAATAATTGTATGATGAAATCAAAGATGTCTCCAAACCTAATCTCGTTCGTAACCATACGACGTGGGAACTGGGTCATGAAGATTTCAGTCTATCGCACGAAAGAAGTATTGGTGGTCGCGCAACATTATTTTGATAATGATATGTTTGAAGTCAGACATTTTTCTAACCAAAATGAAGCTGCTGACTATATTGAATTTTTAGCAAGGGAAGTCCAATGATTAAAGTATTTAAGATGATTAGTGGTGAAGAACTAATCAGTGAATGTGAAGACAGTGGTGGTGGATATAAACTAGATAATCCAGCAACCATCATGATGCAACAAACTGAAAAGGGAGTTGGTGTTGCATTGATGCCATACATGCCCTATGCTTCAGGTAAAGTTACCCTATACCTTTCGGCTATCGCTTCTGAGGCTAACGCTGACCCTAAGATGGTCACTGAATACAACCGAATCTTTGGCTCGGGTATTGAGGTTGTCTCCGCCAGTGCCCTACAGGGACTGCGAATCGTCTCGTAGGACGTCCGTAGAGACGTTTTTAGGCGTCCTTTGAGGGTTACCCCACCCCTGCCGTCCTAGGGTCTCCTAGGACGTTTTAAGCCCTCTCGAGAGGGAAAAATCCCCTTACAAATCAACAACTTACGTGCTCCCTATAGGGTGGGAATCCCCTCAACTTCTGAGGGGAATGTCAGAAATCCCTTGCCTTTAATTCAGACCTGCGGTATAATTATACTATGATGAATGAAAAGGAACTAAAAATGACTGATTTTGAAGCCAAGTGCTACGGTATGACTGAAGCCGATATCCGCGAAGAATACATGAACGGGATCACTGCTCGTATGACTGGTCTGGAAATGGTTGCGATGGGTGTCCTCTCCGATGCTCAAGAACTGATGTCTTTCGGTCATGCTCAGGCAACTGATCAGGCTCGCAAAAATATCAATATCGCGAAGTTCATCCTTTCCGAAATGATGGATGATCGTCTGTTGAGCCAGAACTCCAAGAAGATCCACAAAGTCGTTGCTTAATTGAAAAGGAAATATATTATGAATACCATTTACAAATCCAAAGAACAAATCCGTCAAGAGTCCGAGAAGGCTCTCAAAAAATTCCTGAAGTCAGGTGGTGTGATCCAGGTCGATACTCGCAAGCGCAAAGCACCCAAAGGTGTCATGCGTAGCAAATCTTCCCGTGGTTTCATCTCTGGATCTTCTGGCTTTGCTGTTGGTTTCCCATCGAAGTCTTTTGTGTAACCATGAAAGCATTTCAAGAAACTACCAGTGATTGGTCTACTCGTGTGAGTAACCATATCTACTACTTGTCTGACGATAAGTCGAAGATGTATGCTTTCTATAATGTTGACAGTAAAACGGTAACGAAGTTTAAGAATCCTATTCGATTTGATACACGTTACCGCAAATTCAAAGAGTTAAAACGCAAATGAATATAAACGCATTCTTAAATGATCTTGCCGCAAATTCTTCTCGTAACTATAAAATTGAGCAGTTGTCTGCCCATGCGAACAATGCTACACTCCGTGAAGTTATTCGCATGGCTTTGTGCCCCTTCACTCAGTTTTATATTCGAAAGATTCCAGCATACACGCCATTCGATTCACCCAATGAACCAATCTCGCTGAAGTTTGCGCTTGACTCTCTTCATGACTTGACATTTCGTTTGGTGACTGGCAATGCGGCAATCAATCATTTAAAGGGAATGCTTGAGGCACTGAGTCCAGAAGATGCTAAAGTAATTGAACGTATTATTCAAAAGGATTTAAAATGTGGCGTCCAAGTATCAACTGCAAACGCAGTTTGGGGTGGCTTGATTCGAGAGTATCCAGTAATGTTGTGCAGCGGATTCGAGCAGAAGTTGGTGGACAAAATAAAGTACCCAGCATACGCCCAACTAAAGATGGACGGGATGAGGTTCAACGCAATCGTCAGAGATGGTAAGGTAGAATTCCGTAGCCGAAATG